CCGATATAACACAATCTGCAGGAAAAATATTTTTTAATAATCCGGGAACATATAGCTTTGAATTCTCTGCCCAGGCGGTTAAGGGATCAGCAGGGGGACAAACGATATATTTATGGCTTTCCCTAAATGGTTCTAATGTTGCCCAATCTTCTATAGTTCAAACCGTATCTTCTAGCACAATTTATGCAATATATTCTAAAGAGTATATTTTAGATCTCGTTTCGGGGGATTATTTAGAAGTATATTGGAGCTCTCCAGATTCTCTAATGACTCTTCAGCCTACTGGTCCTTTTATAGATCCAACAAGACCTGAACAACCTTCTTCTTCCGTATCTATACATCAAGTGACGTATACACAGATAGGTCCAACTGGATCAATTAATGTGGTATCTGTTCCAGGATCTACGTCATCTCCTGGATCTACTGGGGATTTTGCTTTTAATGGTCCGGATATGTATGTTCACACTGGGATATATTGGTATAAATTTACTGGATCCCCTTTTTAAATGAAACTATTTTTTTATTTCTTCTATAATAAATAAAAAAATCATGACAGAAGATATTAAAATAAACGAAGAATTATTTTCGGAAATCGAAAAATTAAAAAGCGAGCTAACTGAAAATGTAATTAAGATAGGTAGATTAAGAATTGAAATTTCTTTATATGAAAAAGATCTTCATCTTATGAATTTGCAATTACAAAATCTTTGTGACGAAGCAGAAAAAATTAGAACTACAGAAATAGACCTTAAAAAGAAATTAGACGAGGAATATGGTCCTTGTGAGTATAATTTCGAAACAGGGACGGTAAGAAAAATACAGTCTTAGTACTCGTTCGTTCCGCTTTAGATATATAATAATAAATAGCGGACATGAATTTTTATCCACAGGACAAATTTCCAAAAAAAGGAACACCAGTATATAACGGAAACGGTGAGCAATACAATTTATCGGATCCTAAATATGCTTATCAAGACGGACTTCAAAACACACAGAAATATAAAAATAGTTCTACGGACAATTTATATTCTACTATAGATTCTGCTTTAGCAAGAGCTAAACAAATCGGATGTGAGGGATATCATCAAGTAACCCAAGATGGAATTTCTTATTATAAACCATGCTCTACTTCTAATGAATATGATTTAAGAATAGAGCAATTGGATAGCGCTCTTAATTTCACTTACATTGGAAATTATAGAGTTCTTACCTGGGATACCCCTTTCGAAAGAGCTTCTTCTTATAATGGGTGGATAATAAATACTCTTAATAGTATTAATGATGGACCAGCTTTAGATTCCGAAGATATATCTATAGAATTCAGATACTCCATAGATGGAAAAACTTGGTCTCTTTGGGAAAATGTGGGAACTGCATTAAATGGGGTAACCAATAATTTTTCTGAAATCTACCAAATTCCTTTAGATCCAAATAATAAATTCTATCCTGAATTTAGATTTACCTCTATATTAAAAAATCCAGATGGAACTTTTATAGAGATACCGGATTCACCAATGGATTCTAATATAGTTATAACCGATTTCCAATTAGATATAACATATGCAGCTCCTTCAGAAACGCCTATTGTATACCCTTCTCCTATATGTTCTAACGAGATTTCAAAAAGACCTATAATATTTTCAGATTGTAAATTTACTTTCAGACCTTATAATGTAAACAAAGCCGTTAATCTTTATAATGATTTAAGTTATATGGTTAACAATATATTTGGTTTTGATGTTAACTATTATTCGGTACAGCCACAGGCAAGGGGAAGAGATGTTTCACTTAGAGAATATACTATATTCGATGTCGTAGATGAAAAATGTGTTAAAGTAATGGTTCCCGGAAATCAATTTCCCGACAATAAAATAAACTTCGATCCTTTTGGACTTCAGTTCGAAGAGCCTTTTGAAATACATATCGACAAAAGGTATTTTGAACAAAATTTTGGTAATGGATCTCAACCAAGAAAAAGAGATATAATTTATTTTCCCTTAACCAATAGAATATACGAGATAAATTCTATGTATCTTTTTAGGGATTTTATGTATTCCCCTGTTTATTTCAAAATAGAATTAAAAAAATATCAGCCAAAGAGCAATACATATTTCCAGGATCCTGCTTACAAGGAAGAATTAGAAGGAATAGCTTTAACTACCGAATCCCTATTCGGAGAAGAAATATCTGCAGAAGAGAAAAAAATAGCAAAACCCCAACAATACGGTACGATAAATACTTTAATTGAGGATCCGGTAAGATCTTATATTTATAAAGATTTATCTATTGTAGGATACGATCTTAATAATAACTGGACTATAGTCTTCAATCATTATTACGATTTATCTTCTGCTTTCAATAGGGTCCCTGAATTTACCACAGAAGTAGGAAGTTATAGAAATGCCATAAGATATAAGAATCTTCCTAAATTTTTAGCAGGAGAAGAACTTTCTTATACTTCCTGGTTTTCCATGAAAAATGTTTATAATTCCCAAAGTCTTTCCAAGAATCCCTACCCTATAAGAAATCTTTCTTTGGTGTCTAGCACTCCTAGTATTATTACTTTTTCTTCTTCCCCAGCTAAGCATGGCTTAACTGCTTGGTCTTCTTATTCAAATAATCCGGAAGGGTATGTTGCTATATCCGGAGACGAATCGCACACGGGAGGATATAAAGTTCTTAGTGTTATCGACGATTTTACTTTTACTATAGAAAATAAATCTACTACTTTTTCCCAAGCACCCATATCTTGGAAAATGCAAAAAGCCCAGAGCAGGAATCTTTTGGATGGATTATATGAGGTTGATAATGAGACATACGGGATAAGAATCGATATAGTTCATTCCGGGGTTACTGACGATAAAGGAGTTGTTTTCTTGAATTCTGGTAGTTTTATGGTAAGAATAAACGGGGAAGAATTCAATTCAACTCTTCAATTTATTCCAACTTATTCTCAATGGTACGGATTGGTATTTAACCTTTCTAATAAATACAAACAGATATCTATAAATGGATGGTCTATGAGTTTTAACCCAGAGGATACTCTGGAACAATCCTCTAATCTCATATCGGTTCACCAGGATCTAAGAAGTTTTTCTTCTAATTTTATTTTTGATGCACCTACTAATCCTCAGCCTAGTTATCTTGGACATTCTGATAATTATTTTACATTAGGTGTATCTGGAGGAATCTCGATAGAAAAAGAATTGCCTTATTCCCCTGGACAGAGTATTAGCATATATAAAAGTGCTAGCAACTATCAAATTTCAAATGTCATATCATACGATTCCGCCACTGGATCTTTAACTTTTGACGACCCTAGCACGATTATAGGAACTCCTGGATCTACTGGATTTAGCTGGATAGTTAACTTAACAGAGGATCCTTTCTACGGAACAGATAATAATACATATAAAATATGGACAGGTCCTATATACTTAAGCAATATAAGACTATTTAAAAATATGATAGATATAGATGTACAATCTACTGTATTAAATCAAAATATAGTTAGAGATGAACAGAATTCTCATATAATTGATAACTGTAAACCTCTATTAGGATTGCCTAAATTTGCAAGAAATAGATAATTTATGCCTAGAAGAAAACCGAAGCCGGAAAAAGTCATAGAAGAAAAGATAAAAGAGAGCCTAGATTCTATAATAATGGAAGAATCTTTAGATTCCGTTATAGACGGAAATACATCAGATCTTCCTAGATTGAAATCTACGGATTTAATGGATTACACTGAAGAAAAATCTAGTGCTTTTACAGAAGCTAAATCCTTGTTGGATTCTTTAACTGATTTTTACGTGGACCCTGATAAGATGGGGGGAGCAGATCATTTGGAGCAAAAAAAGAAAATGGATGCTATAAATCTTTCTGCTATGATGTTTCAGCTTAAATCTGCACAGCATGCTATAACAAAAATACTCGAAGAAATAGAACTAGGTAATACACACCCCAGACTTTTTGAAGTTCTTGGACAACTCCAATCCCAGATAATGCAAATGCCTAAAGATTATCAGAATTATATGGATAAGATGGAGCAAGGATACAAAAGACTTAGAAACGAGATAGATCAAAAGAACCACAACAATGGAATTTCTATGCAAAAAAGCGAAGGGGATTTATACATACCTTCTCAAGATTCGGTATCCGAATCTGGAACTATAAAAAGTAGGGGCACTAAAAATATGATGGAAGGTTTAAGAGAACTTCTTGGAGGAGAAATAGAAGACGTAAAACCTTTAGAAATAGACGAAGAAAAAATAAAAGAAATGGATCCCGATAGCGTGGTTAACGCTAGATACAAAAAAATAATAGACGTGGATAGAATATCTTCGGATGACCAAGAAAACGAAGATGAATATACTTTAGATGACGATCTATTCTAAACCAATAATATGGCAGAGAATAAACAAAACCCAGAAACACAAGACGAAAGTAATTACTGGTCTAGCGAAAGAGTAAATGAGCTGCTGAGAAAAGCAGACGAAGAAGGACTAGATTTTAAAAGCGTAGATAATCCATTTCACGACAATAATCCAGAATTTAAAAGAGCAAATATCCTTTTTGAATACACCAAAGAAGAATTAATCGAAATAAAAAAATGCGCCGAAGACGTAACTTATTTTTCTAAGTATTGTCAGGTAATGACCGATACTGGTCTAAATTATATAAGCCTTAGAGATTATCAAACTTCCGTACTTAAAGAATATCAAAATAATAGATTTAATATATTTTTAGCCCCTAGACAGGTTGGTAAATCTATAACTTCTTCTATAATTCTAGTTTGGTATCTTCTTTTCAATCACGATAAGAATGCAATGATTCTCGCGAACGTGGGAGATACCGCGGAAGAGTTAATGGATAAAATAAAGCATATAATAAAAGGACTTCCTTTCTTTCTTAAACCTGGAATGCAGGTTAACAATGTGATGTCCATGAGGTTTGACAATGGATGTAGAATACTTGCTAAAACCACAACTAAAACTTCAGGTATTGGTTTTACCATTCATTTTCTTTATATGGATGAGTTTGCCCATATTAATCCAAACTTCATTGAAGCTTTCTTTAGATCTACTTATCCTACTGTATCTTCTTCTAAGGTATCTAGAATCATAATAACTTCTACCCCTAATGGGATGAATAAATTTTATGAAATCTATCAGCTGGCTCTCGAAGGTAAAAATAGCTTTAATCCCATAAGAGTAGATTGGTGGCAGGTTCCAGGAAGGGACGAAGAATGGAAGCAAAAAGAAATTGCAAACCTTGGAGGAGAAGAACTTTTTAACCAAGAATATGGAAATCAATTTTTAAGTTCATCCACTCTTCTATTAGGATCTAATGAACTTAAGAAAATAAAAAAGAATGAATCCGAATTTTCGTGGAGAGAAATAGAATGTCTACACGACACGGAAATAAATTACGAAAATTTATTATGGCATCCTAAATTTAATCTCGATGAATGCGACGAACAGGGAAAAAGGTTTGTTTTTTCAATAGATCTTAGTGAAGGTAATAAAGGAGATTATAGCGTAATTAATTTTTTTAAGCTTTCCCCTTTACCTAAATCCATCATAGAAAAAATTAACGATTTTGAAGACGAATCAGATTTTTTTAGTTTGATACAGGTAGGGCTTTTTAGGGAAAATAATATAAATTTGGAAGACTTAATTAAAATAGTATCTACTTTAATCCTCAAAGTATTTACTCCCGACAGAGTAAAAATAGCTTTAGAGATGAATTATAAAGGAGATATGTTTTACGAAAAATTAATATCCAAGGAAGATTTTTATGATGAGATGTTTCTTTTTACCAAGCACACTGAAAATGCTAGAATAGCTAAGCCGGGTATAAAATATAACGAAAAAATAAAAATGAAATATTGCGAAATGCTAAGATCTCTAGTAAGAAAAGATAGGATAATAATAACGGAAAAAAAACATACGGTTCTAGAATTATTTACATTTGGACTTAATTCCAGGGGAACCTATTCTGCCCAAAGCGGACATGACGATGTAGCAATGACTTTAGTTAATCTTTCTGGGCTTTTCGACGGGTATGATTTTGGTCAGATGGTCGGAGAAGCATTCGATGAGATAGAGGATAGCGATTACAAAAATATGATAATAAATAAAATAGAAGGCCTAAATTCTTTAGATTTTGATCCTGAAGGGAATTCTAAAAATATTTACGTAACTAAAGAAGGGAAAAGTTATAAAGATTTTAGCGGTTTAATTTGATTATCTTAGATTTCCGAGGAAACCGAAATCAAATACGATATATAGACTGACTAAAAATATATTTTTATAATGGCAAGTAAGATTAAAATAGACTACTCTCAGTTTAAAGCTTCTGGAGTTTATACGTTGGAGTTTGACGCTTCCCAAAATGTTATACTAACATCGCAAACAATCCGTCTAGTTGTAGGATTCTCTAATATAGGACCTTTTAACACTCCGGTTTATATACCCGATGCTACGACAATGATAGCTATATTTGGGGATATAGATAGATCTTTGGAAAATAAAGGATCTTTTTTCCACCGGTCTGTTTTCACATGTTTAAATCAGGGACCTGTATTCGCTTTGAATCTTCTTAAATTGAATGATGATGAATCTAGTGCATCTCCGGATAAGGTGACTTATAAATCTTTCTCCCTAGATACTGAGCAGTACAACGGGATAATTACGGAAAGACTTTATTCTTCTTATTATAACAAGGAAAGATTTTGGTTTCCAGATCCTGAATATTTTTTAGCAACTTTAAGTATTTCAGATCAAGGTAAACTCTTTAATTTAACCAATCTCGGAAAAAGCCCTATAAGTGTAATCGTTAGAAAATCTACCGATTCTACTACTCCTTTACTTGGATTTAATATTTTTGCTATAGATTGGTACGGGGCAAATAACGTTCCTTCTTTTATGCATCCTTATGATTACATATCTGATTATTTCATTGATGTAATAGCGGTGTCGGGCGATTGGACAAATTATCAAGCTTTATCGGTAGATCCTAAATGGAATACTTATTTTACTAACAATGGATTTATCAAAAGCCGAATAGATTCATTTCTTTCTAGCCCAGATGTTAATATAGTAACTTCTGTTACTGGATGTATCATACCGGATTTTATAGATCTTAATGGAAATAATCAATACATACAAACCCTAGTAAATCAGAATACCCCATCTACCGGATTATTCTGTGCAATAGATGAACAAGCATTTGATGATATATGTAACAATCCATATAAAATAGACCTAGTTGGAAATCATTTAATAGATGAATTATCAGGTGATAGAGATCTTGCAACCCCTAGGATTAAATTCTTAAGTTACGATCAGGTTCTAGTTGCAGATTATCTCTATACACAAAATGTTGTAGGAGTTACCGGATCTGCTGCTTTTTCTCCAATTACACCATCAGGCCCAACTGTTTTCACTACAGGAGCTAAAGTTGGTACTTTATTTTCTTTAACTTTAGGAGTTACTGGATCTACAGCTGGTGTTATTTACCAATCTTTTGAACCCTACAATTCTAATGCTTTTGATGGCGGTCTTCATTATTTGCAAACATCGGGAGTTACCGGAGCAACTGGAGGTATATCTTCAGCTTCTGAAAAAACTCAATTAAAAGATTTTTTAAGAGTAACTTCTTCGGACGACCAAAAATTCATACTAGGAGTAGTTCAAGGAATATCTGGATTAACAGGAGGACTTATAAACCAATATAACGAAGGAGACCTAGTTAAGCTTAAAGTTACCGGCACAAAAGACGTAGGTAGCGAACTGAGAATATATTTTACTCATCCTTTAGACATTTCATTTTATAGAGGACAGGGAATAGTAGTTTCTCCAACTTATAACTTAACGTCTTATAATACCGGAGCTTCGGGAAGTAATAGACCTTTTTATACGAATTCTTATCAATTCGGGGATTCCGATTATTTAGATATATCTAGTGTTTCTACACCTAATGGGGTAACTGGACCTAATGCTCCTTTAGGGGTTTCTAATGTTCTCGTAGGATACAATTCTTCTGATTTCTATCAGGATAATAAATATAACGAAATCACGGATGGAGATACTCTTTGGGTTAATTCTGACGGTTCTTCTTTACAATATATAGGATTTGAACAATCAGTAGATAGAGATCAATTTAATTTGGTTTATGCTAGAGCATTTACTAATGTTTCCAGAAGTAATAGTACAATTACGAACATATTGAATTTTGGAGCTTCTTATGCTTCTGATAATATAGGATTGCCAGTTTCTAGCCAGGCTATAGATATAATTTCTCAAGCAGGAGGAATTTCTGAATTTGTTGATGCTACCCAAGTAAATTCTACTACTTTTACCGTTTCTGAAGATTCTAACGGAACTGTTCCTTTTTCAGTAGGGGATTTGGTAGTTTCTACAGATTTGGATATATGTGTTCCAGATACTGGAAATCAGCAACAAAGGTTGGCTAAAGTTACTACCGTAGCTGCTACCACAACATCAGGAGTTTATACGGTTATATGCGCAAGACCAGTATTTTATTATTCGGGTATAAGCGGAGCAAGAGTTAATAAATTTAAATCCATTCCTGAATTTACTACCTCTTTTGATTTTACTTACCTTTCAGGATTTACGATGAAAGAATCTCACAGACCGAACGGGACTGATGCAAGAGTTTCTGAAATCTTAGATGTTATGTTCGATACGAATATAGCTAAGACTTTAGCAGCTAAAGATATAATTAGCTTTAGATATATCGTAGATACATTTTCTGGACAGATATTACCTAATTCCAAATATCAATTGAGTATACTTGCTAAAAACAGACAGCAGGCTTTAGCTTTAATAAATGCTCCTTCTATAGCTCAATTTAGAAACAGTACAGATCCTAGATTTACTAATGCACCAACTGCAGTAAACCCTTATCCAGCTTTAGAAACTAGATATATCGCAGATGGAGGTAATCTATCTTTGAATCCTTCCTATACGTTTAGCCTTCCTAGCGAAGCAGACGGATCTAAATATTGTGGATTTTTCTCTCCTTACATTACAATTAGGGAATCAAATAGAAATATAAATGTTCCTCCAGCAGCTTTTGTTTCTAATAACTATGTTAGAAAATTTGCAACAGGAGAACCATATGCTATAGTAGCAGGTCAAAAAAGAGGAGTTCTATCCGGAGGAAATATAGTTGGGGTTGAATACGATTTCACCGACGAGGATAGAGGAAATCTTGAACCTTTTGGGATAAACCCAATAATAAAAAGATCAGGAGTTGGTGTCGTAGTATTCGGAAACCAAACTGCTTATCAGACCGTAAATTCAGCATTTAATTTATTACATGTTAGAGATCTATTAATATCAGTAGAAACAGACGTGGAAACGATACTTGCTAACTATCTTTTTGATTTTAATGAAGATTCCATAAGGCTAGAAATAAAAACTTTGGTTGATAATTATTTAGATGGAGTTCAATCAGCAGGAGGAATTTATGCTTATCAGACGGTAATCGATAGTTCTAATAATACCCCAGAAATCATAGATATGAATATGGGAGTTATTGATATCATTATAGAACCAGCAAGAGGAATACAGAAATTTATAAATAGAATTACTGTTACTAGAACAGGAGGGATTGCTTCTGGAGGATTTATTCAATTCGTTTAATTCTTAATTTTTTAGATTTTTTAGAAATTAGATAAATATACTAAAAATCATTATGGCAGGATTACCACACTTCACGAATTCTCAGGCTTCCGTAAATAAATATGAGCCTATTTACCTTAATCAATTTGAGGCACTGATAACTTGTCCTAATGGAGTTGGTGGGGGAAATATTTTAATAGAGCACGTTACCAAAGTTAGTGGTCTATCCGTAGATAAAAGCCCAGGATTAGCTACACAAAAATATAAGTTTGCAAAAAGAAATTATGCAGGTGCTAAACCATCAGAAACTACCATGAATGTTAGTATTTCATTTACGGTCAACCTAAATGATTCTAACTCCATGTATGTCTTTAAAACTCTTAGACAGTGGTCAGATTTGATCTACAATCCTCTAACAGGTGCTATGGGACTTAAAAAAGATTATACAGGAAATATAGTAATCTCTATTTTCAATAAGCAGGGAGACGTATATAGAAGAATTAATTGTCAAGATGTATTTCCTTTAAAGGCTCTTCCTGAAATGGGTTTAAACTATACGGACGAAGGTATATACACAATTAACGATATGGAATTTGCTGTTGATTACTGGACTGATTTATTTTTATAATTTTTAATTAATATGGCCGGATTACCACATTTTACTAATTCACTAGCTTCGAGAAATAATTACGAACCTGTTTACCTTAACCAATTTGAGGTTATTATAAGCCCACCTGCAGGAATTCCTCTTGCAGCTCAGAGATTTAACGGGGAAGGTATATTGGCACAAGGAATTAAAAGCATTTCTGGATTAGCTGTTGATATTGCACCTTCTGCAACTATAGATCAAAATTATAAATTTGCTACTAGAAGATATGCAGGGGGTGAGCCTTCTACTACCGATATGACAGTTTCTATGGAATTTGAGGTTAACTTAAATCCTCAGTCTAATTCTATGGAGGTTTATAAAATTTTAAGACAATGGTCTGATTTAATTTATAATCCGCTAACCGGAGCTATGGGACTTAAAAAAGATTATGTAGGATCTATGGTAATTTCCATCTTTAATAAAAGAGGAGACGTTTTTAGGAGAGTCTCAATTCCTTCATGTTTTCCCTCAGAAGCTATCCCAGCAATGGATCTTGATTATGAACAAGCTAATAATTACAGTATATCTCTTTCTTGGATATGCGATTATTGGACGGACACATTCCTATAAAAATAAAAAAATATTTTGAAAAAAGAGACATAAATTTGTCTCTTTTTTTGTGTTTTGTTATATAATATAAATAAACTAAATTATGAACAACCTATTAGGAATATCTCCCGAAGAATTATTAAGGAGCAAAGAATTAGCAGGGGGGTTAGAATACGATTCCATTCCCGAAGAAACCCAATCCCAAGAAGTACATTCCGGTTTACCTCCGGAAGAAAATAAATTGGAAGCGATTATAAAAGAAGAAAAAGAAGAAATTATACAGGAGATTATTCCTGAAAAAAAAGAAGAATCTTTTAATCCACAGGTCGAAGTAAAAGATTCGGTTTTTGAGATACACTGGAAAAATTTACCTATCCATCTTCTTCCTTCTAAGGGTTTATTCTACCCAGAAGGAACCCGAATGGCAATAAGACCTTGCGAAGTTAAAGAAATAAGACATTTTTCTACGATAGATGAGGACGATTCATTAGATATCGAAAGAAAGCTTTCTTTTGTTTTAGAGAGATGCTTAAGGATAGATTTTCCCCAAGAAGGTGTAGTGAGTTATAAAGACCTTAAACAAGAAGATAGGTTTTATATAATAATGGCTATAAGGGATCTTACTTTCTTAAGGGGAGAAAATTCTTTAATCCTAATACCTAATAGAAAATGTAAAAATACCGAGGAATGTAAAATTTCGGAAGGGTTTGAATTAAGATCCGGAAATCTTACCTCTTATGAATTAGATAACGAAATTTTAAAGAGGTATAATCCAGAAACAAGATCTTTTATGTTTACGTTTAAGGATACTAAAGAATCTTTTGAAATATTTGTACCTAGTATAGGAGTTACACAAGCTCTTTCTGATTTTTCATCTGCGTGTTATTCTAGAAAAATATCGATAGAAGATGGATTTTTAGAAATAGCTCCTTTTATTATACCCGAATGGAGAGGACTTGATTTCGATACTATCCTTTCTATGATGAGGTCCAGCTCTCAATGGAGCAAAAAAGAATTTAGCCTTCTTTATCAAATATCCGAAAAAATAAAGATAGGAACTAAAACCGAAGCAAAACAAAAATGCCAAGTGTGCGGTGAAGGGGAGGTCACCGCTGAAATTACCTTTCCCGGAGGGATCAGATCTCTTTTCCTTATTTCAGATATCTTTAGTCAACTACTTTGATATAAAATTTAGACTTTGGAAAGAACATAAAGTAGATCCAATTTTTATAGAATCTTTACCTTTCTACGAATACCAAATTTGGATAGAAAAAATAAACGAATTTATGGAAATAGAATCTCAAGAAGATATGGAAAACAAAGGATTTAAACAAGTATTCAGCCTCAAGAAATAGATAATTAAATTTCTTGATATATAGATCATGGAATTTAATAAAAAATTAATAGATCAATTATCAGATCTTAGTAGAAATATAAAATCTTTAACCTCTGAGGTTAAAGAAGGGAAAAATAGTGTTCTTTCCGAGACACAAATTTCCCAGAAAGATTCCATCTCCGACCAAAATGATAATTTTTTAAAATCTTTACAGGGCATATTCGAAAAAGGTATAGATGGGATATCTAAAGAAAATTTAAAATCTAACGATGTTTTAAAAAGTGTTTTAAAAAGTACAAAAGACGCCAATCCTCTACCTTCAGGATCTTTAAAATTGCCCAAAGAATTAGAATCAATTCTAGGAAAAATTCCAAAATTTGAAAAAGGAGGGACTATGGAAAAAGATGGAGTAGCTATAGTAGGAGAAGAAGGACCGGAAATCGTAAAGCTGAATAAGGGAGATAAGGTGATCCCTTCTGAAAAATTAGGAATAGATGCTCTAAAAGAATCCCTAGAAAAATCTTCTATTAAAACAGCGGATCAAACTTTAAACCCACTTTCTAAAAAAATTCCAGAAAGAGAAGAAACCGAAACGAAAGAAAATACAATAAATCCCAGCTCTGCAGTTATTGGGGGTGAATCGACTAAATCTGGTCCTGAATCGTTGGAAGAAATAATTAAAGGATTGGAAAATTCTAAAATAAAAGAAGATGAACAAAAATTAAATAAATCAGCTCCCTTAAAAGACGTTAAGGAGTTTGAAGATATTACAATAGAACCGAAAAAAGAAGAGAAAGAAAAAAGCAGAAAGAAAAAAGCAGAGGATTTATTAAGAGGAAAAGAATCGAAAAAAGAAGAGAAAGAAAAAAGCAGAAAGAAGAAAACAGAGGATTTATTAAGAGGTAAAGAATCAAAAAAAGAAAATACAGGAAAAATATTAGATGAAGGTAAAAATCTTTTACTTTCTAAAGGAAAAGATTTTCTTTCCGGAAAAATTCCTTTATCGGAAAAATTAAACCCATCTTCTTTACTAGGAAATAATTCAGAATTAGGTAAAAAAGGAATAGAATTGGGATCTTCTTTTCTTAAAAAAGGATTAGAAGAAAAAAAATTAGAAAAATTAAACCCATTTTCTAAAAAAGAAGAAGATAAAAAATCTTCTATGAACGTTGAATCCCCGGAATTAAAAAAACCTAAACCCGAGATAAAAAAAGAACCCGAAGAATCTAAAGAGATTAAAGAAATCCCTAAAAAAGAAACTACTAAGAGAGAAGAGGCTGAAAAAAAAGAAAAAGAAGAGACTAAAGATAATAAAGAAATTGTCAAGACGGAGACGAAAAAAGATAACGGCGGAAAAGGAATAGATAATTCCGATATAAAGGATATAAAATCTCTTTTGGCAAGAATGGTTAATATTTTACAGGGACCACTTTCTATAGAAACTACAGATTCACCTTTTAGACCGGATTCTAGGAGATTTTAATTTTTTAACGGTTTATTATTTTTTTACTACGAAAAAATCTATATATTTGACTCGTATGAGTAAAAATAGTGAAGAGAGGATTTGTGTAGATTCTGCCCCTGAATATTTAAAATTAAACCCAGATTTAATATTTAAAGAATATTATTCTATAAAAAATAATTCTATTGAATTTACTATTAAAAATTCTAAAGAAACAAGATCCGATCTCATATACCTGAAAATGGCAAATACGTGGGGATCTTCTTCCCACTGCAAAAGGATGAAAGTCGGATGCCTAGTCGTTAAAGATAAATCTATAATATCCGATGGGTACAACGGATCTCCTTCTGGATTCCCGAATGTATGCGAGAGCGAGGACATGGTCACTCTCCCGTACGTACTCCATGCGGAAGCCAACGCGATAACTAAATTAGCTAAAAGTACTCAGAGCTCTATAGGTTCTACCATGTATGTTACTCTATCTCCTTGCTTTGAATGCGCTAAATTAATAATACAATCAGGAATAAAGAGAATTGTTTTCTGTGAGGTTTACAGAAACACAGATCCTTTAATTTTTCTATCCGAAGGGGGAATAGAAATAACAAGGATAAGTAATGACTACTTATCTAAAATTCAGTAATTTTTTAAATTCTATAAACAATAATTATCTTATGAAGAGACAAAACAACATCCAGTTCTTAGCGGAATCTTTTATCGAGTCTAAAAGCTCAAAATCTTTTAAAAACCTTTACGAAAGGTTAAAACCGGGAATAACAAACCATTGCTATTTAATATTAAAAAGTCAAGAGCTAGCAGAAGATGCTTTTTCGAATACGATGACAAAAATATGGCAAAAGATAGAACAATATGACAAGGACAGAGCTAATTTTTCAACCTGGACCTATAATATTGCTAGAAACGAATCCCTATTAATACTAAAAACAGGAAAAAGATTTTTTTCTCACAGCGATGAAGAAATGGAATATTTCTCAAATAAATCAACATTAGGAGATTTAGGGGGACAATATTTTATGGAAGAAGATCCTGCATATTTTTCTCTATTTCAGGATAAAGATATAGATAGTGTTTATGAATCGGTACTTGAAGAGATAAGAGAACTTCCCGAAATCTATAGAGAAATTATGGTTGACCGTGAAATAAACGGAATGAAATACAAAGATATTGCTGAAAAATATGGTATAAAGAAAAGGTCTATTGCTACAAGAATCCGAAGAGCAAGAGCAAGAATTAGAAAAAAGATGGACCCGAAACAAACTCCTAAAAAGAAAGTAAAATAATTATGTTTAGGATCCTAAAAGTAATAAAAGAAATTAGACTTTACCGCGAGTACAGAAAAATAATTCGCAACGAAGAATTGAATTCTCCTAGATGGTCAAGAGCAAATCTTAGGAGAGATTGGGTTTATAGAATTTATACTGTCATAAATCTTCCCCCACAGGTTACTATGTCTCCTGATTTTCCTGAAGACTCTAAACCTTCTTTTGTTATATCAGAGCTTAAACCTGTAAATGAATATTTAAAATATCTTAATCTGGAAGAATTGCTAACTATGGGGATTGAACCTATAGAAGGAACCCAGAATAATTCATGGCTAATAGTTTATCAATTCTTATTTAGACAATTAAGCTGGCTTTGGATTTTTTCTTTTCTAGTTCAAATTACCCTTATAATTCTTCTTATTGCTTATTGGCCTTTATTAATAAGTTTCTTTTGATGATATTTACTAGAAATAAAGAATACGATCCTAGACTTATAGAATATAAAAAAGAATTAGATCTTAAATTGTCTTTTTTTAAAGATGAAAATTTTAGATTCGAGGAGAAAGCCCATGTATATACATATTCGGGAAAGAAATTTGATTCGGTTACTACTCTATTAAAAGTATTTAAAAAACCATTTGATAAAGAGTATTGGTCCAGAGAAAAAGGAAAAGAAAGAGGAGTAGATCCTTCGGTTATATTAAATGAATGGGATGTAAAATCTAAAATTTCTATGGATCTCGGTACAAGAGTCCATAAATTTATAGAAGATTTTTTAAGTGGTTTGGATCCGGAATTAAATGACGATGAAGATCCTATTTATAAGAGTAGAATTTATAAATTCATTTACATCTACGAAAATAGACTTAAATTTCTTTTACCCCTAGAATCTGAACTTAGGATATTTTGTAGAAAATGGAGATTAGCAGGAACTATAGATCAGCCTTTTCTTTATTTCGATCCTAAATTTACTAATCCTTTTTTGGTATTGGGGGACTGGAAAACTAATGGAGATTTTACACACGACGATCATCCTAAAGGAAGATATAGTAAATTACTTAGACCTTTTACCGGATTGTACCATAATCATTTGAATGAATATTCCATTCAGATAAGTATGTATAGGTTAATGCTTTATGAAGAATTAGGGATAGAAACCCAAGATGGATTTTTATGTCACATAGGGCCTGATTCACCGGCTAAACTTTATAAATGTAAGGACTTGAGAGAACCTCTGAAAGTTTATTTGGACCACAACAGAACAGATCTTGATATTTTTGATGTTTGATCGAAACATTTTTATTATACCTTCTATAAATTAAAAATAAAATAAAAAAATGGCAAAAAAAGAATCTACACCCTTAAATTTAAATGGATCTAATCTACCAGGAGGATCTCCACAAATCGATTTTAACGATAGCGAAATTAATGTTTCTGTAGATCAAGAACTTGTTAGTTCTTTACAGAAAGAAGTGGAAGAAAAGAAAAAAGAAAATAGAGAAAAATTATATGCTATTTCTATGAATGAATCTCTTTTATCCAGATATGAGAATTTCATTAAAGAAAAAGCAGAATGGAATTCTACTGAATCTTTAGGAGTTGTTGAAGTTTATAAACAGATCCAAAGAATTAAATCCGAAAAAATTAAAGATAATGTTATTTATATGGGAGCTCTTCCAGTAGAAGCAACCCATTATTTTTTAAATAAAGTAAAAGGAATAGGAGTTGAGGAAGCTAACAATTTTATTGAATTGTATAGATCTTTCGATCAAACCCTTAAAGATGTTAAAACTGATAATCAAGTCTTACAAGATTTAGAAAAGAAGCTTGCTGCTGCAATGCAAGGTATTTCTTTAGGTTAGTTTTTTCTTTTATAATTCGATTAAGCCAAGAAGATTTCTTCTTGGCTTTTTTAATGTTATTGGGATAGATATATATAAAAAATAAATTATGAAAGCAATAGAAAAATTTAAAAATTATTCCTGGGCTATTACCCTATTTTTAATTTTATTCGTTTTAGTTAGACAGTGTGGGGTTAATAGAGATATAGACAGGATGGAAAAATCCATAAAATCTATAAATAGCAAAGCGGATTCTTTGGTAATCCCATCGAAAGAAGAGATTAGAAAAGAAATGAACGAAACTATGTTTAATTTTTTAATATATGAGGATGATTTTGATAAAGGAAAGGCTTCTCTTTCTGATATAAAATCTAAAATAAATTCACAAAAATAATCTTATGAAAAACAAATCAGTCCATTTATTTATAATATCGACTTTTGTTTTGTTATATTCGGTTGTCTCTATAATATCTACTATTCACGTAGTAGATTTTTTCGATTTGACTAATCCTAGATGGCTTTCTATATTCTTAGCAATAGCTTTTGAAATAGGAGCAGCAGCGTCTTTAGCTTCTATAATTGTTCTGGATAAAATGAATAAATTTATAGTTTGGTCTTTATTTTTCGTATTAACAGCAATGCAGGCGATAGGAAATACTTATTTTGCATATACTCATTTATCTGATTTTACAGCTTGGAGCGAATTATTTGGTCTTTCGGAAGAAGAACCTATATTCCAAAAAAGAGTTCTTGCTATAATAAGCGGTGCAATTCTTCCTTTAGTTTCTTTAGGATTTATAAAAGCTTTAGTTGATTATATAAGACCCGAAGAAGATCAAGAAAAAAAAGAGGATACTATAATAAAAGAAGAAACGGAAAAGACAGAAGAAGAAATTCAGGTATTAGATTCACCACAAGAAGAAATTAAGGATTCACCAGAAATTAAAAAGACAGAAGAAAAATCAAGAAAATTAAAAGATACTGTCTATTACGACCTAGACCCAACTAAAATAACTTAAAAATGGAAAATCAGAATGATGATATATTAAATATAGATGGAGGAAGTTCTCTAAATTCAAGTTCTGAAATATCAGGAGGTAATTCTCAATATCCATTAAATCCCCAAGGCCCAGGATCTACTGGAGGATTTTTTACCAGATACACTAATGTTGCTTTAATCAGCAAGGATCTAAAGAGAATTAATGCTACATTTAGAAGATTTAACGATCGGCCAAAAGTTAAATTCATAAAAGAATACTATTCGGTGATAAAGAAAGAAGAGACGATGGATAAAGTTTCTCTTTCTGATTTTTTCCATCCTATCCAATCTTTTTCGGATTACCAAAAACAGACAATAGTAATAGACCCTTTAACCACAATAAATCTAGATCCTTCCTCTTTTTATTCTACCGAAGGCGAAGTATCTCTTATAGTAGCAAAAGCCGAATATTTGCCAGAAGCTGACAATAACGAAAGAATGTTATTCTGGGATTACGGAAATACCCCTAGAAAAATAATGGGATCTATTATGATATTATCAGGATCCATAAAAAATGGATCTGCTTGGCACGGATGGGATATCGATCCATTTTCAGATTATTCACACAGTACTCCTGCGGATATAAACGAAGGGGGAATTTCTTTTACCAATCCCACAGAAAAAACAGTAAAATTAACAATCTTAACCGCTAACTAATGGCAACTAGACCCGTAAAATGTCCATACGACGAAGCTTCTGGATTTAGATTCAATAGGGGATATTTAGTTTTAGATACTCCTACTACCAATTATCCTGAAAAGTTTATAAGATTCGATGATATGTTCGAAGAAATAAATTCATACTCTAGACTTAAAGTAAATCTAACCCCTTCTTCTTGCTATTTGTTAAGTCAAACGGATATTTCGGATACTGAAGGATTTGTTTCTTTTATATTGGTAAAATCTATTTTTCCTGATACTACTCTAGAAACTAGAAAATATCTAACTTGGGAATATCAAGGAGGAATTTATAACATGGGGAAAATTATGGTTTTAAGCGGAGCTAATATTACCGATTTCTCTTCTGAATCCGCAGGATGGAATATATCCCAGCCCGGAACAGTTTATTCGGATGGAGGAATTATATTTTGTAATCCCCATTCCGATATTACAATTAAATTAGAAATTCTTATTGCAAGATAATAAATTCTAATTTTTTTATTTTCGAAAAGATATATAGATCACACTTAAATAGACAAAAAATGGATTTCGTAAATCAAATTAAAAAATTAAAAGATCTAACAAAATCTCCTAAAGTTAGAGAATTATGTGAAAACTATCTTAACGGGGGAATAAAATTAGATCCTGAATCTTTTTTTAACGACGTTAACGAAGAAGATTCTAATTTTTCCGGTAATATAAAAGAACACGTAGATGCTATTAAAAATGAGCAAGCTGAAATATCTAGAAGATCTGCTCAGTCTTTAATGGAATCTTGGGGAGGAATAAAAGAATTAAGATCCGAAAATAGCGGAACTTTCATTTCTAATACTCCGAATCAATCTTTGAATGAATCTATTATAAATAAACTAGAAGATCTATCTTTAGTAGACGGAAGCGCAAAATCTTTTAAAGAAGTTCAAAAGATACATAACCTGGGTATATTAGAATCTATAGAATTTTTAAAATCTAAAGCAGTATACTCTTACCCTCAAACCAAAATAGTTTGTGAGCAATTTAGAAATCTAGTTCAAGACAGAGGAGTTAAAGAATTTTTAATTGCTGAATCTTATTTAAATGAATTATCTAAGATAGCTTGGGATTCTGACGTTAAAGATATAATAGAATCTATATCCGAAAAAATTAAAAGATATTCTAGAGAAATCGAGGTTTCTAAAGTTTTAGAGAGCCTAAAAAATAGCGGAAGCTACAATTTTTATTCTGATTTAGCTGACATTTTAAATGAATGGCTAATTACCGAAAATAAATCAACCGATCTTCTTTTAAAGCAAATCAGAAGATGGGAATTTAATCCAGTTATCAGAAATCTTTCAAATTCTATAAAAATAAACGAATCTAAAAATAGTGGATATTTAAATCTTCCTAGAGTTAGCCAAGGAGAATCTAGAGTAGAATCTTTATTTGCTCCAGTTCTAATAGAAGAAGGAAGAACTGTATTCCTTTTAGGCGGGGATTTATTTTCTGCTGGATACAATGGATTTAATAAGCTTAGTGAATCTGAAGTTAAAAGAACAGTTCCTAAATCATATTTAAACCTATTAAATGTTTGTTCTAAACCAAATGTAAGAATAGACGAAAACGGAGCTTATGTATCTATAGGAAAAAATACGATAAGAATAATCGAAGAAGGATCTAAAAATTCTGTTTATTTAGGAAAAAGTAAATTAAATTTTAGAAATAGCTCGGATCTTGCAAAAATAGTAAGTCTCGAGGTTACTTCTAATCTAGGAATGTTAGAGAGTAATTTAGTTAATGATGTTATTACAATTTACGAAAATTACGATAGTATTGTAGAATTAGATTTTGCTAAATCTGTAATTTCTAATATTTATGAAGGTGTTTCTGTTAATTTAATAAAATGGGAAAATCAAATTTATCTGCAAAAGATAAATGAATCTATGAGAGAAAGATCTCTTTACAAGGTAAATGGATCTCAAGCTGTTAAAGTAGTTAAAGATTATTTAAGATATGATATATCTGAGGGATTAACTGAATTCTTAGAGGGAGATTATAAGAGAAAATCTATTATGGTAAATGATAGAAATGAAATTCTAAACAATATTAGCATAATAGAATCTGAAATAGAAAAAATAGAAAGATTTTTTGAAACTAAACCGGAATTAAAAGAAAGTCAAGAATTAAATTCTGCTCACTACACTCTTTGTAAAGAATTATCTGAGCTTAGAGAAAAATGGAATCATTTGAATATTGAAATAGAAAGGGTTGAGGATAATATAGTAGAAATAGATGATGATATTTTCGAAGATGAAAAATTTCAAATAGGGGATTTTATTAAAGTTAAGGAGTCCGGAGAAACCGGAAAAGTTCTATCTGTAGACGGAAGCTCAGGAAGATATACAGTTTTATTAGATAGCGGAAAAACTTCAGATTACACAGTAGGAGAAATATCAGATTTGGAAGAAGCTTTAAATAAAGCAGCAGAAGAAAATGACGAGGATTCCGAAGATGAGGACGGAGAAGAAGGTTTAAAAGAAGCTAGAAAAATAAGCAAGGGAGAATTAAACAAACAAAGATCATATTTAGGAAAATTTAAAGAAGGGCATGGATTTTCATCAGCCCCGGGTAAGAAACAAAAAATAGGATTTGAACTCAAGAATTCTACTTTAGATATAGATCACAATCACGGATATAACACAACTCTTAACGAAGACGAGTTACTAAAAAAAAAGTAGATCGTAATTTTTATTTTGCTCCTTCTTTTAAAAACCAGAAGGAAACTAAAGAAAAATTCGATCAAGATCTATCTAAATTTATGACCCGAGCTCCAAAAGAATCCGTTGGGAAGAAAAACAAAGAAGAAGAAGGGGAAGAAAAAGAAAAATAGGAAAAGGGAATCTTCGGATTCCCTTTTTTTTAGACGAAATTTTTTTACTTTAATTGTCTAATACTATAATAACAAAAAATAAAAAATGGCGAAAATATATGTCAAAAATAAAGATCTTCTAGTAGCTTTTAAAGATTCTAAAGAGAAGGGAAGTTTAAATCCTGAAATAGTTAATATGTTCTATTTAATTATAGACGGGATATCCAAAAAAATGTCTTACAAGGACCCATCAGATAAAGAAGATTGCATGGCTTTTGCTATGGAGGATCTTTGCAAATATTGGGATAGATTCAATCCTGAAAAATCAGATAATGCTTTTTCTTATTTTACCCAGATAGCTAAGAATGGTTTTGCTAAAGGCTGGAAGAAAATTCATCCGCCAAAAAATCCAAAGACTATACCTTTCAGCTATATTACCGGCGAGGATAACACATATAACGTATAATATAGAAATATGACCGATATAAAAAAAGTAAAACCTAACGGGGAATACAAATCAGGAAAATTCGTACCGAAAAATCCTGATAAATATATCGGTGATATACATAATATCATATTTAGGTCATCGTGGGAGCAAAGATTTTGTATTTACTGTGATACCAATGAATCCATATTAAAATGGAGCTCCGAGCCTCTAAAGATCCCCTACTACAATCCATTGGATAAGAAGGATCACGAATATAATGTAGATTTTTATATGAAAACCCTAAATAGCGACGGAACGGAGCAGGAATGGATAATAGAGATAAAACCAGAGAAGCAAACACAAAAACCTGTTTATGAAGGAGCTATGACCGTATCTAAATTAAAAGCTTATAACAGAAATATGCAGATATGGATAACTAATCAATCTAAATTTAAAGCAGCAAAATTATGGGCTGAGCAAAGAGGATTTAGATTCGGGGTAATAAATGAGAATTTTTTATTTAAAGGGAAATGAAAAACTTTGAAGAATTACTAAAAAAATATTCTTCAGAATACAAAAATCAGAATGAGATAATGAAAGAATCTAATGATTTTTTCACGAAAAATTATTTAGAAAAATCCAAATATTCAGATTTCACTCTTCCTTTTGTCCCGGGAATGATATATTCTTTTGAATATAGAACACCATCTAAAATATCGGAAAAAAGAAAATTTATAAACAGAAACCCTATTTTTTTATTTCTTAATTATATAAAGACTCAAGAAGGAGAAAATGTTTTACATGGAATAGATTTTTCTACTGTACCTTTAGAAATAAGAGAAATCATATTAACTAGGATCTGGAATGCATTTAAAGATCAAATAGTTAAAAATTCAGAATCTTCAGGGGGAAGATCTGCTATTGGATTGACCCCAATTAATATGGATTCTATGCTGAATAAAACCGGATATAGAAAATCTATTTTTGGATTTAAATATAAATATTTTTATAACATTAAAGAAATAAAATCCGAAGATTGGGTAAAAATTCCTTTCCTGGAATTAAATAAGTTCGAGGGCCTGAATTCTTTTGAGATATATAAAGAATACAAATCGAAATTAAAATAGGAAAAAGGGGTATAATCTCTAATAATAAATATGGCAGGATTCGTAGAAAATAATAAACCGTCAAGTCCAGGAGCAATAGATCGAATAAGACAATCGGTAAAAAATCTTAGTACTTTCGGGATGAAATACGATGACATGGTCATAAGAAATTCCCAGGCGGTTGGAGTAACTGAAGCCAGTTTTATAAATAAAGATGGGCATGCCGGTAAGGAGGATGAAAATCTATCTTGGGCTTTAGCGAAACAAGACATAAGCACAAAACAATATATCACCTATTTTGATAAAGATTATAAAGGAAAAAGAGATTATTTAAGAAAATTTTCTTTAAATCCTGAAATAGAATGGGTTTTAGACACTATATGCGATGAATCTATTTCTTACGACCCAGCTAATTATTTTGCATACCCTTCTTTTTTGGATCTTACCGATATAAATGAAAAATTTAAAGATGATCTTTACGATTCCTACAAAAAATTATATGATATATGGGGATTTTCTGATGATATAACTGCATGGCAATATTATAGACAATTTTTAGTAGATGGATTTTTATCATTTGAGATAATATTTGACGACGAAGGAAAAAATATAATAGGATTTAAAGAATTAGATCCTATTACTCTAGTTCCTAGTGTAGAAAAACAACCAGATGGGAGTTTTCTTAGTACCTGGACACAATACCCTCAAGACCCTAAAAAAAGAAGAATACTTTACGAACCTCAAATAATATACATTTCCTATGCTAAAGGAAATGCAATATCCAGGATAAGTTACATCGAGAGACTGATAAGACCTTTTAATATACTCAGAACTATAGAATACACTAGAGTAATATGGTCGGTCATGAATTCGCAGTTTAGAATGAAAATGACAATTCCTATAGGAACAAAATCGGTTCAGAAGGGAATGCAGACTTTAGGAGAATTGATGAGCATTTATAAAGAAGATTTTGACTTTAATGATACTACAGGAGAACTATTAATAGACGGAAGACCAAAAATACAATTCTATAAGAATTATCTAATGCCTTCCGGACAAGGTGGAACCCCGACAATAGAGCCTATAAATAACGAAGGACCAAATTTAAATGATTCTAGTCCTTTGAATTATTTTTTCGATAGATTTATACAGGAAAGTAAAATACCGCCTTCTAGATTCTCCACGCCCGAGGGCGGAAGCTCGGCTGCTTACTCGAACGTCGCGGAAGGATTCGATAAAGATGAGATAAGGTTTTTTAAATTCGTAGAAAGATTAAGAACTGTTTTCCAGGACATAATGATTAAGCCATTATGGGTTCAAATGGTCAGAAAGCATAAAGAGTTAGAAAAAGATTTCATTTTTAAATCTCAATTGGGACTAGATTTCTTCTCAGATAATCCTTTTAAACTCAATCAGGAAATAGATGTTATAAATAAAAGAAAAGAATCTGTTACCGCTATGATTGGATTAATGGGAGATGATGAGAAACCTTATTTTTCTGTACCTTTTCTTGTTGAAAATTTCTTAGGAGTAGATAAAAAAGATTTAAAGGTAAATGAGGAAGTAAAAGAGAGAAAAAAGAAAGAAAAAGAAAAAGAAGCTAAAAAGGGAGGAGGAGAGAAGAAAGAAGAAGGAGGAGAAACCCCGGCAGTAACAATATAAGAATAAAAGATGGCAGGATTTTTAGATTATCAACAACCAAATAGATCTGCTTTCGGGAATATAATAAGAAATCTCGGAAGGATATCTAGCTTTGGTATGAAATACGACGATATGGTCGTTAGAAATTCCCAGGCTATAGGAAAAACTGAAAGCTCTTTTTTTAATTCGGAGGGAACTGGTTTTACCCAAGATGATGCTTTTAAATGGATACTTTCCCACCAAGACGTAAAAATAAGAAAATACATTGCTTATTTTGATCGGGATTATGCGGAAAAAAGAAAGTTTCTTAGAAAATTTGCTCTTAACGGGGAAATAGAATTTATTCTAGACACGGTTTGTGATGAATCTATAACCTACGACGATAGAAATTTCTTTGCTACTGCATCTACTTTAAATATAGATCTTAAAGATAAAATATTAGATAAAATAACGGAACACTATAATAGGCTTTATAACGTTTTTGGATTTCAAAATTCTAATTTGGCTTGGCAGTATTTTAGACAGCTTTTGATTGATGGATTTTTAGCTTTTGAAATTATCTACGACAATAAAGGAAAAGAAGTAATAGGGTTTAAAGAATTAGATCCAACTTCTCTTCAGCCTATGGTGGAAAAAATTGGGGAGAACGATTATCAGCAATTCTGGATACAATATCCGGCTAATCCCCAAATGACTAGAAAATTAACCAACGAACAAATTATATACATTTCATATGCTAAAGGGAATGCTGTTTCAAGAGTAAGCTATGCCGAAAGGCTCATAAGATCCTATAATATTCTTAAGATAATGGAAAATACCAGAATTATATGGAATGTTATGAATGCTTCGTATCGTCTTAAATTTATAATTCCGACCGGAACTCAATCCCAACAAAAAGCTTTACAAACTCTAGGACAGGTAATGTCTAATTACAAAGAGGATATCTCTATAAATGATAATTCAGGGGAGTTGACCATAAACGGAAAACCAAAAGTTCAATTTTATAAAAATTATCTATTCCCAGAAAAAGACGGACAAACCCCAGATATACAATCAATGAATCCTAGTGGACCCGATTTCAATATAATGGATAATGTTCTTTATTTTTTCAACAAACTTAAGATGGATTCTAAAGTTCCTTATGCTAGATTTTCATCTAGATCATCTGCTCCTATAAATTATCAAACCGGGGTAGATCAATTACAGAGGGATGAAATTAGATTTGAAAAATTTCTCAGAAGACTTAGATCTATATTCCAAGAAATATTAGTTAAACCTCTTTACATACAAATGTGCTTAGATCACCCGGAACTAGCAAAGGATAGAAATTTTAAAAGTAAATTAGGGCTTAATTATCACAGGGAAAGTGAATTGGAAGAAATGATTCAAATGGGAGGATTTACGAAAAGAATAGAATTTGTAAATGGCCTTTCTGAGATAAAAATGAAAATAGGAGAAACAGAAACCCCGTATTTCGATAAAGAATTTCTTATAAATAGGTATTTAGGGATTACCCCGGATCAAGCTAAAACTAATGATGAGTATAAGAAAAAAGAAGCTAAAGAAGCAGAAAAAGCAGCTAAAGAAGGAGGAGGAGAAGCTGCAGGGGGAGAATCTGCAGGGGGAGAAGCTGCTCCAGCACCTACGATATAAAAATATAAAAATCTTGCATTTTAATTGAAATAGGGAAACTTTCCCTATTTTTTTTGTATTATGTACATAAAAATAATATATGATACAAGAATTATTAACTGAAAAATTAAGACCAAAGGAATTAAAACACATGATTCTTCCTCATAGAATCAACAATATTTTTCTAAATGGATTGGGACACAATGTTTTGCTTTCAGGATCTCCTGGATGCGGAAAGACGACTTTAGCTAAAATATTAGCTTCTCCTTTTCCCCATTTGTTTATTAACGTTTCCGATGAAAGCTCGGTAGATACTATTAGGAATAAGATAAATGATTTTTGTTCTAGTATGTCGGTTCTTGATGGAAAGTCTTCTAAGAAAATAGTTGTTCTGGATGAGTTTGACGGAGCATCCGATCAATTCTATAAAGCTTTAAGAGGAACGATAGAAAAATTTGCTTCTAACACAAGATTCATAGCTACCTGTAATTACATAAATAAAATACCCGAAGCCATCCAAAGCCGATTTGAGCTTATCGATTTTAATCCGGTAGACACTTCAGAAGAAACTTCCTTAAAAGACGAATGGAAAAGTAGGATAAGAATAATATTAAGCAAAATAGGAATTTCTATAGATGATGAATCATTAGAAACTTTCCAAAAAAATTATTATCCAGATTTTAGATCAGCTCTTAATAGAATCCAAACCTGGATGATAGAAGGGGTAAAAGAAGTAGATTCCCAAAAAATTAAAGAATTTGGATGGTCTTATGAGGATCTTTATAAAATGATAGTAGAATCTAAAGACCCGGTAAAAAATTATCAAGTCCTTGTCGGAGAATATTCAGGAAAAGTAGATGATGTTATGTCTGCTTTAGGTAATGAATTTATAGATTGGATAATAGGAAATAAGCCAGAATTATCCAAAATAATTCCGGGAGTTATTATATTAGTAGCAAGTCACCAATCCCAAAGAGTTCAAGTAATAGATCCTATGATCTCTTTACTTTCTCTATTTTGTAGCATACAAAAATTAATAAACGATTAAAAATATGAAAGTAATTATAGTAGGAAAAGGAGGATCAGGAAAAGATTACCTCAGAAAAATGTTAGAAGAAGTCGGGTTTTCTTATTGTAAATCTTACACCACTAGACCAATCAGAGAAGGAGAGGAAAATGGAAAAGATTATATTTTTATAGAAGAAAAAGATATACCAAAAGAAGAAGATCTTTACGAGAGTGTTTATTTTAATGGGTGGTTTTACGGAACACCGAAAAAAGAATTTCAAAAATCTAATCTTTTTATAATGACACCGAAAGGGATATCTTCTCTAAAAGAAGAAGATCGAAAAAAATCTGTAATAATCTACGTTAATGCAGACGAAGATACTCGTAGGCTTAGGATGTCGGAAAGAAAAGATGCCGATGACGTAGAAAGAAGAATAGAAGCGGACGAAGAAGACTTTAAAGATTTTAATGATTTTGACATAACTATCAATAATTCAATAATGGATAATTTTTCTGGATTTGTTGAAAATCTAATAAAAAATCAAAATCAATAAAAGGAAATAATATAGAATTTTTTTTCTATAATAAAAAATAATAAAATGGTAAACATTTGTATAGACGGAAACTATATTTTCCATAAAACTTTTGGTGTATTTGCAGGATACTCCGGAATAGATCCGGGAAAAACTTTATCCGATAAAAAAGATAGATCTTTATTTATAAGAAAAATAGCAACTGATCTTTGTTCTTCTTTAAGAGATCTCCCTACCGGGGGAAGATTAGTTTTTACTTCCGATAGTAGAAGTTGGAGAAAAAAAATAGAAATAGAAGGAGGAGGGTATAAATCTGACAGGGTAAAAGATGAAAATGTAGATTGGACAATATTTTTCGATCTTCTTCAAGAATTTGGTAAGCATCTAGAAAAAATGGGATTTGTTTATTCTAAAGTAGAAGGAGCAGAAGGAGATGATCTACTCCTTTATTGGAGTGAATATTTTAATTCCATAGGAGAAAATTGTTTTATAATATCGGGGGATAAAGATTTATACCAATTGGTAAAAATAAAAAATAATTCTTGGACCTGCACTTGGAATAGTAATTCTAAAAGGAATATATTAAGCATACCTAAAGGGTGGAAAGAGAATTGGCTAGAAAATAAATCCGAAGCATCAATATTTAATACTTTAGATTTCATAGATTCGGATAAAGAAAAAATGTCCAATCTTTTAAATAAAATAGAATTAATAGAGATTGAAGATAAAAAATTTATCTTCAATAAAGTTCTAGTTGGGGATAAAGGAGATTGTGTTCCTAGTGTATGGGGAACTAAAAAAGGTGAAAAAATCCAAACTTTTACCCAGAAGAAAGCGGATATCATAATGGAATCTTTTATAGAATCCGAATGGTATAATAAACCCATTATTGAAATAATAGAGGATTCTGAATTTTTAAATTGGATTTCCGGATTTATACTTAGAACTTCTAAAGATGTAGATTCTTCAGAAAACAGAGAAAAGGTTACTAAAAATCTCATAAGAAATTTCAATTTAATGTGGCTAAATTCTGACATGATTCCAGATTACGTTACCGAAGAAATGGAAAAAGAAATAAAAAGAGGAATAGAATTACCTAAGAGAAATATAACAATAGACAGGATAAAGATATTAGAAGGAACGGAATGGGTATCTACTGAAAATTCTACTCCTAAACAATTTGATCCTTTTTCATTTTTTAATTCTTAATATATGCAATTATTCGATATAATCAAAAAAATGTTTTCCGACAAGAATTGGGAAGACGTAGGAAAAAATGATAAAGCAAGAAATTTCTTTATGGTTAATCGTATAATGTCCATTAATTTTCCTATTCAGGCAAATCAATTCAATCACCTTAAGGTAAATCCTGTTTCTGTAATAGATTGGTGGCACGGAACTTTAATTAATCTATACACCAAGCCTCCTTATTGGATATATACAAAAACTAAAAAGAAAGAATCTTCTGAAGAAAAATCCAAAAAAGATTATTCTGAAGTTGAATCTTTTTTAAGAGAAAAATACCAAATGTCTAAAAGAGATCTTCTGGATTTAAAAAAATTTTATCCAAAAAAATACGAAGAATGGGTAAAGAGTGTAAGTGATCAAATAGGAATTAAAAATTGATCTATGAACAAAGAAAATTCAAAATTAATCGAAAAAACTATATCCAGTCTGGACTGGGATTCTATATGTAGTTCAGGAAAAATTTTTAAATTTGGAGTTGGTGAGGGTGTAACTGCTATACCCGGGATGAAGAAGAAAAATTTTTCAGAAGAGATAACTAAAAATGAATATAAGGCAGAATTAAAAACTCTCCTCAAGTATGTAGTAGAAAATGATATAAGTGAATTGACTTATGGTCCTTGGGTTATATTTTGGTTTAATAGCGAATGGGATTTGGATATCGAAGAAGATGAAGAGGATGAAATAGAATCACAATTAGGATCTTCCGTAGAAGTCATTTACTCTCCTCAAAGAATATGCCTGGCAAATGTAATGGGTAAATTAGATTATAAAATAGAAGAATCTGATTTTGATAGATTAGAAAATATGCTAAAAAAAGCTATAGATTCTGAAAATTACGAATTAGCTTCTAAAATAAGAGACGTAATTAAAATACACAACACCGAACAAAAAGAAAAAAAAGATATATAGATTAATGAAACATCTTAAATCTATATACGAAGATTTTGCCGGAGGGGATAATGCGTACGGAGATACCTATGGTTTTGGAGGAGCTAATGGCATCTTAAAGATAAATTATAAACCTTTTGACGATTTATCCGTTTCGGTAGGGAGGGATCCAAATATTCCAAATAACGTTAAAGGAGCTAAATTCCAAATAGGAGATGCAGTTATAGGAAAATCTATAAATTCAAAGGACGATAAAAAATACAACGGGGTAATAGTTAGAGCTTTCAGAACCCCCGATAATAGAGAATACCGGTATTTTATACAGGTTTACAATAAAGGTAAAAAAACAGAAAAAGTAATAGAAATAAAATCGGATAGTATAAAATTTGCTCCGGGTGGAGATCACGGACACGTTGAAATTGATTCTAGAGATGGAAAAAATCAGAGTGTTCCCAAAAAATACAATTCGGATACAGTATACACCTCTAATGAGTTGGGCCTAGAAACTGTCGGAGGATAACAGAAACTATTCTATTTTTTCTTCTATAAAGAAGAAAATAAAATGAATAATTTAGGATTTTCTGAAATAACTTATCTTGGATTTCCTTTATCTTTTAATAATTCCAAGTATCATTTATTTTCCAAAAAAGATCTATTGAATTTAATTTACAGATCTTTATTAGAAAATACAAAAAAAGGAATAAAAAATCTTTGCATCGATTCATCAGAAATAGAATTTTCTGATGATTTTTTCGGAGATAGAATAGACGAGGAATCCCCGGAGGTAGAAGAACTATTGAATAGGATAAATAAAATTATAATTCTCCATTCGTCGAAAATATTTTTTTATTGTTCCAAGGAATATTTTTTAGCTTCCCAGATGGAAGAGGTAAAAGATAAAACAATTTCTCTTTTAAATTCCATATCTTCAATATTCGATTCTATAGGAATAAATTATCCTTCTATAATAATAAGGGTAGGATCCGCTTATGGGAATAGAAAAGAGACTATGAAATCTTTTTGTTCGAGAGTATATCTTCTTTCGGAAGAAACCAGGTCTAAACTCACAGTAACTAATGACGATAAGCCAAGCCTTTTTTCGGTAACCGATCTTTTATCCGGAATTTATTACGAAACTCAAATCCCTATTACCTTTAGATTTATAGGTCATGTTTTTAATAATGGGGGATTAACTGCCAGAGAATCTATTTTTCTTTCGGCATCGACATGGAAAGGAGAAATTCCTTTATTTATACATTCAGAATCGAAAGAAAGGGATAAAGAAGGAAATTTTGTATCTCCTTCTCCCTCAGATTATCTTCTAAATAGAATTCCTACTTTTGGGCTTTCCCTTAATGTAATACTAGAAGTAAACAAAAAAGAAGATTCGTGTTTAAAATATTCTAGAGAGATCCTCTCTTTAACCCCTATAATTTTCACTAAAAAAATTAAAAAGAAAAATGATAAGAAAATCAAATCTTAATACTCTTCTATATTTTGATTTAGAAACTGTATCTCAATTCTCTTCTTTAGGTGAACTCAGAGAAGAAAATCCTAGATTATATGATTGCTGGAAGAAAAGAGAGGATTATTATAGAAAATACTATTCTGACATGGAAGATCTTACTTCCGAAGAAATATATTTTGATAAATCTCCTTTAGAACCAGAATTTGGTAGGATAGTTTGTGCTTCTTTCGGAGTACTTGAAGATAATGGGGAAAAAAGATTTGTTAGTTTTTGTTCCGAAAATGAAATTGAAATTTTAGAAAAATCTAAAAAAATCTTAATAAATTCAGAACATAAAGGATTTAAAATGTGCGGACACAATGTTAAATCTTTTGATGTTCCCTATTTAGGAAAAAGAATGGTCTATAATAAAATAACTCCCCCAACAAGCCTTATGGTTTCAAATAAAAAACCATGGGAGATAAACATATTAGATACCACTGAATTATTTTCTTTTGGAAATTCTCTCCAAGGAAAATACCTTGGATTAGAAGTTCTTTCTTGCTGTCTAGGGGTAGAATCACCTAAAGTAGAGATGGAAGGATCCAAAGTTAATTCTACTTATTGGAAAGAAAAAGATTTGGATAAAATAAAAAGATATTGTGAATTGGACGTAAATTCCGTGATGGAAGTTTTAGATTCGGTTTCTATTGACGAATAATCGACTTTTTTGTATTGATATATACAATATAAAAAAGTGAAAAATATCTTAAAAATAGAAAATTTTTTGTCGGAAGGAAGGGTCAATCCTTTTTATAGCGACGAATTAAACCCTGATATCTGGGAAAGAGAAGAGGGGAAAGGAAAATCCCAATGGGTATTGGAAGAGTCTATCCGAAAAAAATTATTAGAAATAGGAGAAGATTTTTTTAGTAAATTTAAAGAAATTTTCGGGGAAAGAGAATATAAGGATATAATACTTACGGGATCCCTTGCAAATTATAATTACACCGAATTTTCAGATTTTGATGTACATGTAATGATGGATCTGAAAGGAATAGATGACGATCATCCGGAAATTCTAAATGAAGCAATACAAGGAATAAGATTTAGATGGAATCTTAGACATGATATAAAAATAAAAGGATACGAGGTTGAATTATTTTTACAAAGTATAGATGATCCAGATGCATCCACCGCTACATACTCCTTAGTAAATAACTCGTGGATAAAATATCCAAAATATAATGTTCCTTCTGTTGATGAATTAGAGTTAGAAAGAAAATATTTAGGGTATGTCTACGATATAAATCAACTAGAAACCCGTTTACTTCACGGATCTAAAATACCTTCCAATTCCAAAGAGCTATATAAAAGAGCAAAATCGTTGAAAGAAAAAATTCAAAAGATGAGAGGAGAATCTCTCAAGGAAAAAGGAGAATTTTCAATAGGAAATTTAACCTTTAAAAAGCTTAGAAGCACAGGATATATAGAAAAAATTATAAATATAATAACAAGGTCTTACGACAAAATATTTAGCGATTAAAAAATGACAAAAGGTTTAATAAAAGAACAAATAATATCTTCAATATTTGGATCCCCTATTTTTGAAGAAGGTCCTACCGGGGGGAATCAAACTTCTTCAGATTCTTCAGGAAATCAAAAAAAATCAGAAGAACCTTCTGCTGCTCCTGCTGCTCCGGTAAATGACCCGGACAAGGATGCTGCAAATCCAGAAATAGAAGATCTTGCATCCCAGGGGTATGCGGAATACGAATCTTTACTTTTTTTAGTTTCTAAGGATGATAGCGGAATTGTAAAGAAAGGAGAAAATTTAGGTTTTATAGAATTAACTAGGGATACTCTCGAAAAACAAGGGAAAGAAGTCGATTTAGAAGATTTTCAATGGTGGTGTCCGGCCGACGAATTCGAAGAATACCTAAATAGTACAGGAAGAAAATACAATAAATCGTCAGGAGAATGGACTAGCGAAGGGGAAGAATTTGAAGAATCGGAAATCCCAAAAAATAGAAAAATAAGATCTTATTCGGATTTTCTGAACGAGAAAGAAGAAGCTTTAAACGAAATAACGGGGATACCTTTTATAGGTAATATTGGTCCTTCTGTAACTTCTAAAGGAATGGCTTGGTCCGGAGAAGATCCTAACTTTGAAGGAGGAAAATTATCAAAAAAACAAAGAGAGTTTATAAAATTCTTTTTTACCCGAAATAAACTAAAAAATGAGGGAAAAATAGAATATGAATTGAATTTAAATGATCTAAAAAGAGGTGAAAAAATAGAAATATTTGCATGTCCTTATGATCCTAAGACCAAAAAATCTTATCCCGAAACTTCGGTTATAGGATTAACATATAGGGTTGAATCGGTTATACCTAAATCTGGGGATCTAAATTCTACTATTGTTATTGGTGTGATTGAAAGAATTGCTCCTAATATCGAGGTAGAAAAAAAATCTGCTAAATCTATATTAGATCTTGCAGTTATTAAATTAGGGGGAGTTGCTTCGGAATTTGAAAAATTATTTTCTAGCTCATTTGGAATGGTGGCTATCGGGCTTATTGCGGTTAGTTCTATTACCACTATCGGCGGTGGTTTAATATCCGGAGCAGGGGGTCTTTTAAATCTTTTCTTTAACTTTAGAACCCTTCAAGGACTAAGCGGGATTAGAAATGCTATGGGTGCAGGGAAAACCGCTAGAGCAGCAAAAAATGTAGGTATGTCTAAAGGAATATTTAATTTTGTTAAATACCCTTTTAGCGCAGGAAGAAGATTATTTAGAATTATGTCGACTCCACTAAAGGCAAGAAAATACATAAGTGGATGGAAAGCGGTAAGATATGTTGTTTTTGGTAGTCGGATAGCAAAAGGAGCTAAATATTTAGGGGTCGCAGGTAAATTAGGAAGAGGGATAGGAGCTGCTGGAAAAATTACAAATCCGGTAGGATGGGTTTTATTAGCAGCAGATGCTATAGGATCTTTTATGAATTACACTAGTGATAATCAAGCTCCATCTTGGGATCCTATAGTTGGAGGAGAAGGAGATTCTATGAAAGATTACTCCGGGGAAGGAAATACTTGTCCCCATGCTTCTAATTCTTTTTCCCCCCAAGATATAAAAAATGGACAAACTATAACTCTTTGCTGGACTGAAAATCCAAAAGGAGGATTTGGTGCAGCTCTTAGTTTTGTTTATTCTAACTCTACTAGAACTACAATGAACATAACTAAAATTCTGGATTGGGATAATAGAAAAATATCAATGTTTTTTATAAATTCTGTAAATTCTAAAGAAATATGGGATGAAATTTCAGGATTTGATATTAGATTTATATTTATAAACCACGGAGAATATAAAGAAGGGTGGGCTGATGATAATATAGGAGCTTATTATATTTGTGGTAAAGCTCCATCAGGGGAAGAAAATGTAATTCCTTTAGCATATGACGGACATTGTGATTTTGAACTTTTCAAGAACGAGTATAGGGATTCTAAGGATCAACTTGTAATCATATCAGATAAATGGCCTAAAGAGTATAATTTCCATTTCGAAGACAGAGAATCTAATGTTATAAACGTTTACGGGAGATTAATTACAGATAAGGATATAGAGCAGGCAAGCCAAAAAGATATAGAATCTTATTTTAATGTTGAACCTGTTTCTTCTTCAATAGGAAATCCAGATACTGAAACCGAAGAAGAAAAAAATCAAAGAAAATCTTTAGAATCCATATCAAAATCACAGGGAAAAGAGGGATCGGAAGAAGAAAATAATCCGGAAGAAGAAACTGAAAATAAAAATGAATCCGAGGATTTTAAATGGTATTCTTCTATAAACGAAAGTGGAATAATTTCTGATTTTGATCATTTTAAATCGATTAAAAATTCCATATTTGAAAATAACGAAAAAGAAAAAACCGTAGGAGGGTATGTAGATGATGCAATATCATCGGTGAAAGATTTTTTTGGCGGAGAAGAGAAAAAAGAAGAACCTAAAAAAGAAGAGCCAAAAGAGAAAACGGGGGAAGAAAAAGAAAATGAGCCTACTCTTGCTAAGATCGGATCTATGGATATGGTTTCTTCTACTTCAGAATTTGATGAGAATTTTAAAAAAGTACTTAATGGTATTACCAAACCTATGGACTTCGGGATATATTTTGTTGACTTGAGGGAATATGCAGATCCTAAATTAAGAAATTTATATAAACCAGGATCTTTTATGAATTTCTCTTTAAAGGAAGAGGCATTTAAAATCTCAGATGGTGGATCTTTAGAAGGTCTTATTCAGGTAAATAATTTAGATGTTCTACTAGACGTTAAGAAAGGAATTTATACCTATTCCGAAGGGGAAGAGGAAGAAGTCTCAGCAAGAAAACCCGAAGAAGAACAAGTAAAATCTAGTGATACTATAAGAACTTCTTATATAGGAAAAGAAAAACAGGATATAGGAAAAATAGAACAGATCAAACAAAAAGAGCCAATAGAAACTATCAATAGAGTAGATCCTTCAGTTTTAGCAGATTTGGATATTACCGAATGGAATGATGTTACAAATATAAAAGTAATAAGATCCAGAGATGGAGAGATAAAGAGTATAAAAATTAAAAATTCTAGAGCTAATTTAGGAGATAAATCCAGAAAAATAGACGTAGGGGATTCTAATTTTGAATCTGCAAAAAAATTATTGGATGCATACCAGGATAAAAAAACTGAAGAAGAGGAAGAAAAAAATAAATCGCAGGAAAGATAATTATTAGAAATCTAAAAAAATAAAATAACATTTAGATATATAATTAAATTAAAGATAAGATGAAAGGATTAAAGTCTCTAAATGAAGATTTCGTTTTTATACTGGAAAGGCAGTCTACCATATTAGAATCTAAAAAAAATTCAAGTGACGAATATGTATTAGAAGGTATAGCAGCTGTTTTTGGTAAAGAAAATAACAATCATAGAATATATGAAGAAAATGAATATCTTCCTCATCTAGATTATCTTCAGGATAAAATAAAACAGCAGAGACTTTTAGGAGAATTAGACCATCCAGAAAAATTTGATATTTCTTTAAAAAATATTTCTCACTTAGTTACAGATTTAAATTACAATAAAGGAGATAGAAATCTAAAAATTAAAGTTAAATTATTAGATACCCCAGCGGGAAGAATAGCAAAGAGTTTAGTTGATGCTGGTATTCCTCTTTCCATTTCTTCTAGAGCTGCTGGATCGGTGGGATCAGATAAAAAAGTTCAAATCAAAAAAATATTTACTTACGATTTAGTTGCAGATCCAGGATTTAAGAATGCACAGCTAGAAAGAGTTTATGAAAGCTGCGGATACAGTCCATTTGAATACTCAAGAATAAAAAGTAATAGCATAGTAAATCACCTAGAATGTCTAAATGAAAGCTTAGGTTTAAAAAATCAGGATTCAATGATGATATATAGAGTTGATAATGATGAAGAATTTGAAAAACTATTAAACAAGAAAGAAAAAACAACCAACCTTATGGAAAGAAATAATAACGAATTTGTTACATCAGAAGAGCTTGATCAATATTCTATCTTCTTAAAGAAAGAAATGGATTCAATGAAATCTGAAATGTCTAGATTAAGAAACACATCGGTTTCAGAATCTGATAGTAGTGATGCTGATTTTAGAATTTCTAAACTTGAAAAATATGCTGAATATTTAGCAGAGTCTTTAGAAAATACTATCAAGTATAACGAGTATCTTGCAGAAAATTTAGATAAATCTATTTCCTATTCTAAATATCTTGCGGAAAATGTAGATAAGAACATATCTTATTCTAAGTACCTTGCAGAGAACATGGATCAAAATATTTCGTACACTGAATATCTTGCAGAGAATTTAGATAAATCTATTTCTTATTCTAATTACTTAGGAGAGAATGTAGATAAGAATATTTCTTATACTGAATACGTAGCAGAAAGTGTTGATAAGAATATAGAATATTCTAAATACATAGCAGAAAAATTGGATCAAAATATTTCTTATTCTGAATACCTTGCTGAGAACGTGGATAAAAATATTTCTTATTCTGAGTATTTAGCTGAGAATATAGATACTAATATTTCTTATACTGAATATTTAGCTGAGAATTTAGATAATAGCATTAAATATTCTGAGCACATCGCAGAAAATTTAAATAACAATATTTCTTACTCTGAGCACATTGCAGAAAATGTTAATAATAACATTGAATATTCTGAATACTTAGGTGAAAACCTAAATAACGGAATTGAGTACACAGAGTACTTAGCAGAAAAACTTGGAAAATCAATTGAGTATTCTGAGTACATTGCAGAATCTATCGAAGGAAAAGATAGATTTGCAGGACAAAAGATAAATGAAAATGTGGATCTTACTGCAGCATCGGGATTAAAATCATCGGGATATGCTGGTAGTTACACAGATTTATCTTCAAAAATCGATAGCTTACTAGAATCAGTTCAAACCCAAAAGACTGAAGCTACTT